TCTATACATTCTGCTGGGTTAAGTGTAGTTGTTGTTGTCGTTGATGTTGTAGTACTTGTTGTAGTTGTACTCGTTGTTGTTGTAGAGGTTGTAGATGTAACATCACCACAATCAGTTCCACAAGGTGAGTTTGGAGATACTTGAGTTGCAACACCACTTACAGTAACAACACTTACTCCACCACCTGCTATCACACAAGCAACAGCATCTTGGTCAGGTGCTAAAGTATATCTAACTGTATTACCTGCACAACAATCAACATCAAACTCACAGTCTCCACTTGCATTTGATGGACATTGTAAATCCCATTCACTACAAGGAGATGTTGTTGTAGTTGTTGTTGTGGTAGTTGTGCTCGTTGTTGTAGTAGATGTTGTGGTAGTACTTGTAGTTGTAGTACTTGTTGTAGTAGTTGATGTAGAACCACTAATAACATTATTTGTACATTGTCCTATTGACTCTAACTTTATACAATCATAATTTTCATCTACTGTTATTTGTGCAGTAGAACCTAATGTTGGTAAATAAACAGGTGACTCTACCGAACCTGTATATAAAGAACCTGTACAATCATTTGTATATGATGCATTATAATACGGACCTGATTGGTTATGTTCTGTTAATTCTACTGTTATTTGTATATCTGCCATAATTTATTTATCTTTATGTATTTGAAAACGTTATATCACTTCCAGTTCCAAATCCTTGTACTTTTTCTCTTATCACTCCATCACATAATGGTGCAATAGATGACCCCCCATCTTGAACTCCATCAAAGAAAGTTCCAAAGGCTACTTGACTTGTGCAGTCTGAATGACCAGGAACGTTGAAATAATAAGCACCATGCACACTTGATGTGATATAATCAATAGTCTTGGTAAAGGTATATACACTTCCACTATTAAAGTTACTACCAGAAACTTGATATTCAATTGGTGGAATTGCAGAACCTGCAGAAGCAGAAACAGCATATCCAAACTTAACCTCATCTACTGTAAAATCTGTTACTCCAGTCATATCAACTTCTAAAACAAAAGTTGTTGATGCTGAAGATGGTGTTAAATCCCAATCTACACTTAATGTTGTATATAAGTTTGTATCAATAGCTAAACTAGACTCTACTGATGATGTTCCTGGATTTAATGTTCCAAAATCTATATTAAGCAAACTACCATCACCTTTCCACCTTGCAACATATTCAGTTTTTCTACCAAAGTTCTCTGTAAATGAAGATGTAAAATCAACAGAACCAGTTAAGAACGTAGCACTTGATGTTTCAAAAGAACCATATGGTATTGGTTTATAACTTGATGATTCTGCATTATATTTTATATCTAACGCTCCAAACGAACCACTAAACTCTGATGAACTGACAAATGAACTTAACTCTACCATTTTATTTGGAGCTGCAGTTGTTGTTGTCGTTGTAGTAGTCGTAGTTGATGTTGTTGTTGTCGTAGTTGTAGTAGTTGTTGTATCAATATCAAAATTAAAATCACATATAATACTAGGAAACCCTGCATCATTAACTGTAATCAACTGTAAACCTACTACATCATTATAATTTAAGTTATATCCTTTTATTTGATTTATTCTATACCACTTATCTTCTACAAATATCTTATCGTTTAATTCTATATCTGCAATCTCATTCGGTTCAAACTTTATTTCTGCATTTAGTATCTTACTATCTTGTCCATACAAATCGTTTATATAATCACTCCAATATGTTTTATAAGAGGTTATACTACCTGTTGCATTAGCATTAAATGCAGGTGGGTAAAACGATTCGTTATAATGTAAATTATTTGTAGAACCACTAACGACAGGGAAACTATCATAATTACTAATAGTTGCATAATTAGTAAATGTATCACTTGCAGCTCCTATAAAAGAACCTGTTGGTAAAGTTCCATTTATCTTATATCCTAATCTTGGTTTAAACTTAAATGTTTTTCTACCAATCTCACTATTATCTGTTTTATATAATTGTGGTATAACATTATCATTTGTACCAGGCATTGTATCTAATATCACAGGTCCAAAATAAGCTCCTATCTTTCTTTCTCCTTGTGGAACATCTGATGCAGCATTTACTACCTCTGTTCCCCATTGTAATCCTTCTGCATTTTCTAATACACTTTTTGATAATCTATCATTATCTCTATTATCTTCAAAGGTTAAAGTTTTTTGTTGATTAGCTAATGTAGAACGTAAAGATATTCTATCTGCATTCTGTATCTTCTTTGTCCAATCTACCTTTTTACCACTATTAGCCCAAGTGTTAAAACTTTCTATTTTAAGAACTCTATTTTGTGTATAGACTGGTTCTATCACTAAATTTAGTTTCTGTATTAGACCTCTTAAAACATCTATACATTTAGTTTGTGGTTCAAACTGTTCACCTAACTTTATAGTTCCTGTCTCATAATTTATAGGAGAATCAACACAAGAGTTAGTTGATGTAGTTTCTATTGTTATATTTGGTGTTGTATCACCTGTAATTTTATTTGTTCTTTGTAATTTAATTGTATCACCTAGATTAAGGTTTATATTACCTGTATCTAATATTATTACTTCTGTACTTCCTTCATCCCCTTCAACGAATATAAGTGGAGAGAATGCAACTTGTGTTGTTCCATTATACAAGTATCTAAAATCAACATCAACTCTTCCATCTGTTGGCATTGTTGGGGTTGCTCCAAAACTACCTGTTATTATAGTTGTAAATCTATATGTTCCTGGTTTAGGTGCAGTATATACACCTGTTGTATTATCGTATGCTCCTGCTGGGTCTGTTTCATTATCAAACACAACATCTACATAAGTTGCAGAGTCTGTTGATATAACAATAGGAGATGATGGATTAGCAGTAAAAGTAAAATCTGTAAAACCAGTTCCTTTAACAGATAAGTTCTCTGTTTGTTTAGGCATTATATACAGATTATCAAATAGAGGTTGTAAAGAAGATGAATAACTAAACTCTCCTTGTGCAAATATTTTATCTAATACTGTTGTTACACTTATTGCTGGTGTTAATTGTTGAACTTGTAAAGATGATGTTATATTGTTAATAAATCCTAATCTAGCTTCACCCTCTTCATTATCTATCTGTATGTTAGGTAAAGAACCTGTATTCTCTAAACCATCTCTACCTTGGTCTATTAAAGGATAGTAAACAGAACCACCAAATAAATTATTCTCCCAACTACCTGTTACGTTTGCAACACTAAAGGTATGGTCATACTCACTCCAATCTAAATCACTTACAGAAACAGTTTTAACTGAATCGTTAAATGCTACTACATTATTTGTTATTGTTATTTCGTAATTATATCCACCATTGGGTGTTCTAACTACTTCATCTAAAAATAAACTACCTTCTAATAAAGTATCTGATTTACTAATAACTGATGCTTGAACTGATTCACCTAAACCAGGCACACCTGTTACACCAACTTTATAAGCATGTTTAAAAAACCTATTGTTCTTCTTTGAACCAGGTAAAGTAAATCCTTGTGATGTTGCACCAAATACCTCACCTATATCTCCATTCTCTATTGCAGATAAATCTACTCGTATAGGTGTATCTTCTAATACGTCCAAATCATATATTACACCATCATATTGTGCTCTAATAAATGCCATAAGTTATCTTCTTGATTTAGGTTTGTTTGCGTATTGGTAATTTATTCTATAAGTAAATAATTTTTGTCCTCTTGGATTTGTTTTTCTTTCTGCTGTTTGATTAGTAATGATAATAGGAACGAACCCACCTTCATACTGAACATATACTGATGGAGATTGGAATAATTCTAATAACCATTCTGATTCTTCTGTTGTTAACCAATCAGTCTGTGCTCCAAAGTTCTTTTGTATTGCTTTATTATATATTGTAGTTCCTCTCCTACCTTTATCAAAAGGAACAGTTCCATCTGTTGTAGAGTAATTAACAAACTCTTGTTCAAATGTATCTTGATTATAAGTTTGAACTTCTGTTTTAGTTAAAGCAGCAGTATAATAATCCCAAGTTCCTACTTTGTTTATAAAAGCAAATCTTGTTCCATTCTCATTTATACAACTACTTAATTTGTTAAATCTTCTATCACCCTCATTTTGATTTGCAACAACTGTATAATAAGACCAGTTATCAGCAGCGAATACAGAACCTAATTGTGCATCGTTTATAAAGTTTTGAGGTCCATATGGGTAATGAACTAATTTACTTGCCTCTGTATCATTTGAACCACTATAAGTATCTGTAAAGAACTTCTGTGCTAATATAGAATTATTTTCATTAAATATTGTTACTCTATAACTTTGCACAAAAGAATTATCTAAATTAAAATGTGATAAAGTTCCATAATCTTCTAACCTTACCGATTGTGTTAGGGGTGAGTTAGAAAGAAAATCGTTAAAATAAGAACCTGATTGCCAGTTCAAACCAGCTACTAATTCTTCTACTGCAGGATATACAGTTAAAGATTGACTAACTTGTGATGCTGAAACTATAAGAGATGAACTTGGAGATGTTCCAAACTCTTCTCCAAACTCTACACTAAACGTTCTTGTGTTGTTGTTAGATGAACTAACTATTGTAGGAGTAGTCCATACTTCATCCCAATCAGTATAATCGTGTAAAACATCACTTATTTCAAATACACCAAAATTAGATGCATTACTTGGTTGTTTAATTCTAACCAAAGAACTTACCGAGTCTTGTGCGTATATATCACATATATACTTTGCTTGAGGTTCTAAAGATAAACCTGTTAAGGAATACACAATCGTTGCTTGTGTTCCATTTGGTGTTGTTGGTTGTTGTATAAAACTTACTGCCATAATTTATATTGTTGCTCCATTTAATTTGAATGAATTTAAGATTTCTTCATTTATATCTTCTCCACCTGCTTCAAGTATTTTATCACTATAATTTTCTACACTTCTATTTACTGCAGGAACTATAAAAGGTCTAGGTCTAAATCCTTTCTCTGCAATTGATTTACGAACTGCAAATGGTAAAGAACCACCTATTGTTTTAGATTTAAATTGACCTGGTGAGAATAAAGACTCTGGATTAGGTGAGAAACCACTTTTAGTTCCATTTACACCACTATCTTGGTAGAACCCATAGTTCTCCATAGTTAAAGAAAAACGAGGTTCTTTTGCATCATCTGAATATTTAACCATTACAGAATTAGCTAACTTACCAGTCTTAAACAATCCCTTATTGATGATACCATCTTTTAAGTTATCTTGTAAGAACTGAGCTAGTTGTTCTAATACCTCTCTTATATTCTTTATTTCCATTTCTTATCTTTTATAAAATAAAATAATTCTTTTCCTAATATACCAAAGAATCCACCTACTAAACCAACTGCTGCAGACATTGCTATCTCATATATACCCATTGAGTATGCGGTTGTTAGTAAAAAACCTGATGCATAACTAATTTTATTTTCTATTCCCATATTCATAATATTATGCTATATCACAGTAAGATATTTCCTTACTATCTGTTATTATTGTTGCTGTCATTAACCAACCTACTGCCTTATCTTGGAACGCCTCTACAAGGGGAACTATATTACTCATAGTTATTTGTAAAGGATATTGAACTGGTCCATCTAATATATAAGCGTACATATCATATAACCCTTGTTCTGTATTGTTAAGAACTATTCTCATATCCTCATCTTTTAATTTAGGAACATCCAAAGAATAAAACTCAAAAGTTAATTCTCTTTGTCTACCATCTACACCTGTTAAACCAGGTGATGATAAAGGTCTCATAAATAAAAGAGGATAACCTCTATTTACTGCAGCATCAATATACTCAATACTACCATGCCCAAACCCCTTAAAATAGTTGTGGTTTGTAACAAACAACTCTATCGTATTTACTAATTCATCGTATCTTACCATATTATTTTCTCTTGTATTGATTTAATATCTGTTTCTGTCTTTTATTTTCTTCTCTAATTATATCACTTTCTAAACTTAGCCAGTTTAACATTGTAACAAAATTCACTTTTGTAACATCTGTATCACCAGTTAATCTTAAGATTCCCCCATCTTTTGCAAGGTGGTGGAGTGTGTAGAACCATCCAAAATGTTCTTGAATACTTGGTCCATCCCCTTCTTCCACAACTTCTTCTCCGTCTGATTCAACACTTGGGAAGATTGAAGGAAATTGTTTGATAATTGAATTCCGATTAACAAAAAAAAATTATAGGCTCCTAATGCAATACTCATAGGAAGGTTTTTGAAAATCTCTTTTCTCCATTGTCTTTTTTCACTATCGTAATCTTCTACTGTATAATACTTAAACAGAGTTTCTGCTTTTCCTTGTATAAACTTTATATCGTTTTTAACTTTCCATTCCAAAGAATTAAATCTATCTTTTACTATCGGTCTGTATATTATAGATATTACATCTAATACATTACCATCTTGTAATTGTTTTTCTAAATCTATATACTCACCTGCATTCATTTTAGATATGGGTTGTAATCCATACTTAATTCCTTCAAATTCAAATATAGGTAAAAAGATTGCTTCTGTATTAGTAATCTTATTGTGTATATCTAAATAAACTTTTTGTAACGATGTAATATCCCAAGTTCTAATAAACTCTTCTTCATAACTAGAAATAGCAGATACAATCCTAATGATTTTCTCTACTTCAGACAAATGTTCAAACTGTCCTAACTTCTGATAATGCTCAATTGTAAATTCAACTGGTACATCTATTTTTATATTCTTCATATACTTTATTATATTTTTAGAGTTTCTTTGGTATAGGTAGTTCTAATTCAAAGTTCTCTAATTTAAGTTCTTTTCTTTTTGCATTAACTACTAACATTGCTCGTAGGTATAATTCCTGTCCTAATTTCTCAGCATTCATATACACATAGTTTGTAAATTCTTTACACCCTTCTATTGTATTAACTGTTGCAAATTTATCTGCTAATTCTTTTTCTGTTATTATTTCTTTGTTTTCCATATTATCTTAATCCACTTATTACTAATTTTTTTCTTATTGGGTTCTCTACCCTATTCCAATTACATATTGCTAAACTCATTACACAATCATCGTGCATACCACTCATTGCTCCATACGAGATTTTACCACTCGGTAGATATTTGTATTGGAATGCGTGTAACTCTTTGTATAACGGTTGAAACAAACTAACCGAAGGTAGTTCTAATGACATATCTGATATATCACTAATCAATCTTCTTATTATATTTTCTTTTGTTGTATTTGTAGTTATGAAAGGCTTTACTGATTTATATTTCTTTTTTATCATCTCATATACTGCATCTCCTATGGAGTTTGCTTCTACATATAATTCTGTTCTGTATTGTTTACATAGATATACCACCTTGTCAACGATTGCAGAGTATGCTAACCCTCTTTCTCTCCAAATATATATTACCCTACCACTTGTATCCATAATCGTTAATACAGAGTAATCTTGTTTTGTTCCAATATCAAGACCACCAAGTGTTCTATCTTTTGTTCCACCCCATTGACCTAAATTACATACTTCATCTATATTTGTAAATACTTCACCATCTCCTTCTTGCCATTGTGCTAAAAACTCTTGGTTAAAAATAGATGGAGGTAAAGATTCTTTCTGTTCTTTTATAAACTCTTCACTTATGTATGGACTAATAGTAGATGGAGCTGTATAAGAGTTATAGTTCTTATCCTCTCCTCTTTGGAAATATAAGTAAAACCAATTCTTTGATTTAGGTGTTCCTGCAATCAAACACTTCTTACCTTTTGCAGATAAGGTAGGTAGAATAGATTTATTAAAGGCATCA